AGGCGCAAAGGCAATTGCCGCCGACCGCTCCATCCGAAGCGCACAAAAACTTGGCAAGTCGGCTGAAAAGCGGGCAGCAAATCGCGCAAGAGTGGCGGCTGAAAACGGCCAAACGTTTGATCCCAGCAAGGTCGGCCCAAGTGGTAGTTTTCAGCACATGGGTGGAAGCTGGGACAGGCACGTTGCTGCCCGAGAAGATGATATCCGCCATGCCCGTGCGATGGAACAACAGAGTCAGCAGGATCCAAATCTTCCCGATGATCGTCCGCGGAGATCATTTGCTACTTTCGTTCAGTTTCGAGGCAAGAAGAATCCGCCAAAGCCGCTGGACAAGTCAATCCGCCAGCCAGATTTTGATGTTTCGTTTGCCAAAAGCCTTCTTCTTCACGGTCGTTCAATGCGCAAAAACGCAACTGGACGATAACAATGAAAAACGACAAGTTTGGTAAGGATGATTACACTCCCCGCTGGGGACCAAACGACAAATTGCCAAAACAAACAAAGCGTCAATTGAATCCGGAAGAGAAGCGCAAGCGACGGATTGACATTGCGTACAAATCGTTTACTCAAACATATTCACAAAATTTCTTTTCCCCAATCACTGATCAGCAAACAGAAGATGCATTTTACGAAGTAGAGACATATCGTCTATTTCCAGTGCGAGCCAATGGCGTTTCCTTTGAAAAAGCCTATAAAGATACTCCGTATGTAAATGTAGAATCTTTAATTAATTACTACAAAAAGTCTTTTGGATACAATAATAAACAAATTTATAATTTACTAGCAAAGAATGATAATATTGATTATTTTTCCAAAGCACTGTGGTCGCCACCATCTCCGGCAAAAGGTGCGTCAACCAAGGGAATGGGCGCATCGTTTCATCCCGCTAGTTCTGCTGGAGTAGCGGCCACTACAAAGGCTGCGACTGATGCAAAAATGAAAGCCGATAAAAACGGTCTTTACAGTAAAGGCAATCAGACAATGCAGGGCATGCAGGGCTTAGGCGAAGCGTATGCAAATCTTGCCGCTATGAATAATCATGGAATTCTTAGTGAACACAGTAATTCGGCAGATGTCGAGCATCGTTCCCCTCAAGAAGCAGCTCACTGGAAGTACATGCATGGACTGAAAGACTCAAGATCCATGAATATTGGTCTTGCAAACAACGGAACAGGTCAATGGGGTTCAAAAGTTGGTGCCACCCCCATTGTAAAAATTAATGATCATGAGGGTCATGAGCAAATTTTTGCTCATCATCCAACACATGGATGGGTTCCAAGCCACGGAATTGCTCAAGACAAAACTACCGGAAAAGATGTGGTTGGATTTCACACTGGAGAGATGGGAGATTACCACAGAAATATTGCCAATCATCTCAACACGTTTGTTCCCGGTCATTTGTTCAGAGACGAGAAGAATCATGAGAAGATAGGAAATTTGAATCTTACCCTTGGGAACGGCAGGGATGAACTGCATCAAAATGGTTTAGAGCATGCCAATACTGCAGAAAAAGTCCAGAAACTTCACCAGCAATTCAATGATAAAAAGCGTGGATATCTAGCATCAGATCCCACAAATCCTGCGAAAACAATCAGACTGCAAGCCAAACGTGTTGGTCACGAAGGATGGACAACAGACAGGGATTCTGCTGACATAAAGGGCAAGCCAGCAGGGTTCGCAGAACGAGCTATCTTGAATGAAGGTCACATGCAAGATATTGCATCGGGAAAACGCAAGCATTTTTCTAAAAACGCGGATCCTAAGATGACAGGTGATCCTAAGCTTGGACCAAAATCTAAAACGTTCATGGACCATGCAAACACATATTTCCGCGACCTCAGGCATGGCAAAAGAAAGAAGCGAGTCAAGGCGGGGTGGCATGGACTAGACACATTTGAAAATAATAATGATGCCTCGTATGGAGCATTTTCTTTCTAAGAAATACATGATGAAGCCAGAAAAATTTGCGGAGTTGATGGAGCGAATGCATGGAATTCCGGTTTCGGTTTCCATGCAAAGGCTGCGTAAAGCTACAGAAAGTGACCCCTCTTTTAGTATGCGATCAAAGCAAATTGGAGGAAGTGGATCTGCGGCATCATCGTTTGGCATGAGAGTAAAATTAAATCCTACAGCAAATGACGTAGAGCAAAAAACATCAGATGCTTCGAGCAATATACGCAAAGAACCGCAAAAAATGAATATGGATGCGTCTATTGCAACAAGAAAAAATCAAAAAAACAAAGGCGAACTTGAGTATAGACGCGAAAACGATAGAAATCGCGGACAACAAGGTCAACACCAAGAGGTTGGCGGACATGTTCAGTCAATGTATTCAGATATTGACATGGACACTAATCCGGCTCACATAAATTATGGCTGGCATCAGCGAAACAAGAACAGCGCTGATGCTGTGCTTGATTGGAGAAGGCGCAACGGCATCAAGGTCGTGCGAGGGGTTGGAGATTACAATACCGTGACTGGTCCAAATGCCGAATACTATAAGGAAACATATCACTCAACACCTGTTGATTATACTGGAATATTGCAATCACCCTCGGATCAGGTCCAGAGAGTTCCTCGTCCATATGATGTATCCGAAAATGTCACGTCTGATAGTTATTCCAGAAAGCCAATTGCAAACTAATGAATAATAATGATATTGCAAAGTTTATGAGAAGAATGTATGGATATGTTGTAAGGACAAATCCATCTCCTGTCATTGATATCAGCAGCCCTGAAGCAAGACTGCAAAAGGGTTTGCAACCCATCATATCCCGAGGAATGGGCAAAAAAAGCATAGCACCTGCATCGAAGATTGTTACTGCGAGAGAGAAGGAACTTAGCGGACGAGCAAAGGCACAACTTGCAGAACACATGAGGGCACACAATCTTCTCATGCAGGGCAAAATATTGGACGGCAATAAAGAAGTTGATATTTCAAAACTTATCGCGCATCCGCACGTAGTGCCTGAAGGAAGAGTGATTCCTCCGGGAAAACCGTATAGCGACCCTAATCATCCCAATCATCATATTGCCATTACTACAGATATGGGATATTTGTTGCATGATCCAAAAAATCCAACCGCTGCACCTGTTGATTTATTTCAACATGGATTAAAAGTTACTACTCCGAGTGGGAAAAGCCCTGTTTTTGAAGCGCCAGATTTACGAGTGCAAAAAGTAAAAGAAGATCAAATCCGCGATCAAATCGCAGCAGTTTTGAAAACCTCTCAAATTCACGGATGGGCAACGCCCCGGCGTCTTACTCCTGTTTTTGAAGGAGCCGAAAGGTATGATCCCACGAATGAAGCACATCAGGAAGCAAAACGACAGGCTACTCGTTCAGCAATAGCGTTTTTTGACGCAAAAAAGGCATCCATAAAAAGTGGAGAAGATCCGATTGCAGCAAATGTGGCGGCAATGCAGCAATCTGCTTCTGCGCCAAAAAGAACCCGGCCAAAAAAAACGGCAGCAGCAGTAGCCGAGGAATCTCCAGCACCAGATCCGGTTGTCGAACGACCTGCACGCAGGCCTCGCGCACCGAAACGACCAGCAGCCGAAGGAGATGCCCCTGTATCCACGCGACGAAAATTGGAGGGTCTTCCGGTAGAAGAAAGAAGAGCATTATTAAACCCAATCAAAGCCGCACAAGCAAGGGCACGCCGCAGACTTGCCAATCCCGATCTTGACAAACCTCGCGATCCAAAACCTGAACCCCCAGCCATCTCTGCCGATTCCAAAAGATGGGAGGCCAAGGGCAACAAGCATCTGATGGTTCCCCGATTCAGAGATCATCCGGCCATGAAAAATGCATTGCATAGTGGTGATCTTGCCTATGATCACATTCAGGGATTAAAAGATCAAATGGATGATCCGGAAGGCTCCAAATATCTTACCGATGATGATAAATATACTGTAGCAGTATATGAGGCACTTCATGATTCGCAGAGATATGCCTCTCTTCCTGTAAAATACCGAACACCACTTCTTAGGGAATATAATAAGCAGCGTCAGGAATGGGAAAAAGAAGTAAGAAAAGGAAGTCAAAGAAAAAATTATCAGCCACCCATGCCTCCCCTGATGGAGGATGGAGCCTATCGACTTCATCCAGAAATTCGCTCCATACTTCGTGGCGAACACCCTCTTGTTCCCGTAGCCAAACCCAAAAAATCCCGGAAGCCAAGTGTCCGTGACGCCAAAGCGATTGCCCAAAAATACAAAGAATTTTCCGGGGAAAAGTAGCACACTAATGATTTATGGAATTGTTGCTGGTGCCCGTCGCCCTGATGGAGCATACGTAATTGGAAAAGATAACGTCATGCCTTGGCATCTGCCTGATGAATTAAAATTATTCAAGAGAAAAACTCTTGGCAAAACAATCGTAATGGGACGAAAAACATTTGAAAATCTTCCGCAAAAACCATTACCGGGAAGAAAAAATATTGTACTCACCACGCAGAAAGACTGGAAATATCCGGGCGTAGAAGTTGCTAATGATATTCAATCTCTTATTGACAAACACGCAACATCTGATCATGATCATTTATATGTTACTGGTGGATCAGAAATATACAAGCAGTTTTTACCAGTAACACATCAATTACATTTTACACACATACAACATCATATTCCCGGAGATACATTATTTCCTTTAACTCATGCCGAGATTAATGAACATTTTACTCCTGTTGAATCAGAGCATCATGTATCAGCGGTAAATCCTGATAAATGGAATGGCAACGATCAAGTTCGCTGGAATCATGTAATTTATGAACGCAAGGGTCCATTTATGATTGCAAAAAAATCATTACTTGTATTCAAAACAAATAAGTATGTGTATTTTTCTTCAATGAAAAATAGAACAGGGGAGAGCGATGCATTCTTCATGCGGTCAGAATAATTGTCAAGAATCTTATTGGCAAATTAATACATTGTTAATTTCATTTTGTACAATAGTCCTATCTGCTCTTGCTATAAAATATTATTGAAAATACGAGGAAAAAATGTCTGACTTTTATTCTCTTAAACAGCAAATAATGAAGAAGCAAAATAATCTTGCCAAAAAAATCCATGGAGAAGAACTTGCTGAAGAAAATGGCAAGGAACACGAAAAAGACCATGGAATTCACAAGCATAATAAAGAATTATTTTCTTTGCTTGAAAAGTACGAAACTCAACTACAAGAAAAAGAAATTAAAAAATCGCAATGGTTTTCTCTTGTTCAAAAAAATTAGAAAGAATCTTATAATGTATGAATATAAAGTAGCACGTTTGATTGATGTTGTTGATGGCGACACCATTGATGTACAAATTGATTTAGGTTTTGATGTTTCATTTTCAAGCAGGGTGCGTCTTAATGGGATTGACACTCCGGAGTCGAGGACGCTCGATCTTCGAGAAAAGAAAATGGGATTAGCCGCGAAAGAATGGCTCAAGCATCGTCTGGAATCCGCCAAGAAAATCGTGATCAAGACCGAAAAACCTGATTCGTCCGAAAAATACGGAAGAATCCTTGGCACGATATTTATTGATGGCGAGCCGCTCTCATTGAACGACCAGTTAGTGAAAGGCGGATACGCTTGGGCGTATGACGGGGGAACCAAGCACAAGGATCTTGACGCACTGGAGAAAATCCGCCTCGCTCAGTAGATTGACCCATGCCGTTTGCCTGTACAATAGAGGGGAGCCGAACGGCTCTCCTTTCTATTTTGGAGATTTCTCATGTCTGAAACTCTGTCTGTGTCTATACATAATCTTGATTCTCTTTCTGGAATGGCAGACAAGATACCTGCAAATAGTATTGATATGATTTTCACCGATCCTCCGTATGGAATAAAAGGCGAGACTCTTGATGTCATGTACAACCGTGATGAGTCGCGTGTCATTCCCGGATACATTGATGTTCCTCTGTCGCAGTATGCCGAATGGTCTTTGTCATGGATACAACAATGTGAGCGCGTCCTGCGTCCCGGAGGGTCAATGTATATTGTGTCCGGCTATACAAACTTGCATCATGTTCTGAATGCTTTACACAGCACGTCTCTTAATGAGATCAATCATATTATTGCACAATATAGTTTCGGCGTGTACACAAAAAAGAAATGGGTATCTAGCCATTATCACGTATTATTCTGGTCAAAGTCAGAGACATCATCACAAAAACGTACTTTCAATACGCACTGTCTGTTCTCCGACACCCAGCAAAGTTATCTGGACAGACTGTCCGTTCAGAAACTTCCTCGTCATTACAAGTTTGGTGAAATAAAAAATAGCAATCAACTTTCAGAAGAATTTATTGATAAATATATTCTTTACAGTTCATCAAAAGGAGAAACCATCCTTGATCCTTTTGCCGGAAGTTACAGCACGGGATTCTCGGCGGTTCGTCTTGGCAGGAGATTCATCGGCTTTGAATTGAATACTCGTGCCCATGATTACTTTGGGCCTCAATTACTAGAATACGCGGTGCAGCAATCGGCGACCTCCTAGATGGCACTGTATCGACAATTCATACGTGCCACACTTACGCCCGAGATACTCGCACAAGCACAGGAGCGGGCATTGAAGATGCCTATCCTGAGGCATTCTCATCGAGGGTTCATCGCCAATCAGATTGGCTGCCTTGGCGAACTTGTTGTTGAAATATGGTTGACAAAATATCGCGTTCCCTGCAAGTTTGTTTATTACCGAAGCCATGATATTGAAATACGAGGCAAGAAAACAGAGATCAAGACTAAGGACCGAAGTGTTGCCCCAAAAGAAACTTTTGAATGTTCCACGCCTACCTACAACAATGGGGTGCAAAATCCAGAACTTTATGTTTTTATTTCATTACAGCGATATTCCGATATACACGACAAGCAAGATATATACAGGTTCCACACTGCGTGGATACTTGGGTATGCCACGAAAGATGACATGTCCACACTAGCGCAGATTCGCAAAGCAGGAGACAGGGAACCCAATGGTGTGGTGTTTTTTACTGATTGCATGAATATATTCATTCATCAATTACGGCCAATTTCGGAGATAGTTCATGACCGTACAACTGCATAATCATAGTCATTTTTCCATTCTTGATGGACGTTCCAGAATTTCCGAGATCATCAGCCGCGTTGCGGAACTTGGACAAACCGCAGTTGCACTGACTGATCATGGAGTAATGTATGGGTCAATTGAATTCTATCGCGCAGCAAAGTCTGCAGGGATAAAGCCAATTGTAGGAGTCGAAGCATATATCACAAAAGGTAACATGCTGAGAAAAGATGCTGTATTGGATAAGGCAGGAAGCAGTTGTCATCTTACACTATTGGCAATGAATGAAGTTGGATATAAAAATTTACTAAAATTAACAAGTAAAGCACATGTTGAAGGATTGTATTATAAACCGCGCATTGATTTTTCTTGCCTTGAGCAACATTCCGAAGGAATTTTTGCCCTTTCTGGATGTATGTCCGGTGAGGTATCCGAAGCAATTCTGGAGAGAAGTGTCGATGACGCCAGAGCAATTGCTGGCAAATATAAAGAACTCTTCGGGGATCGGTATGCGATTGAGGTCCACAACCATGGCCACGAAAAGCAGCGAACCCTTAATCCTGCGCTCTTCGGAATAGCCGACTGGCTTGGGGCGAAGGCGGTCGCTGCGTGCGACAGCCACTATGCGCGTCCTGAGGATGCCAAGTCTCATGATGCCATGCTCGCCATTCAAACCGGATCGACCCTTAATGATCCGAAGAGATTCAAGATAACCCCCTATGGTGCGTATTACCTTCGTGGCGAAGAGGAGATGCTTCGTGATTTTTCGGGACGCGAAGAAGCAGTTCGCAACACCGATTGGGTGGCTGATCAGTGCAATCTTGCATTGGATTTTTCCAAAGTCATGCTTCCGGAGTTTGAAATTCCCCAAGGGCACACTCCAGACTCTTGGCTAACCAAGCAGGTCTACGATGGACTCGCTTGGCGCTACGGAACAGTTAGTACTGGACATAAAGAACGTGCAGATTATGAATTATCGGTTATAAAAGAAACTGGATATGCATTATATTTTCTTATTGTTCAGGATTATGTTCGGTTCGCACGTCTCCAAGGGGTTATGGCTGTTCCTCGCGGATCTGTTGCGGGAAGCTTGTGCGTCTATTCGCTGGGTATTTGCGATATTGATCCGGTGAAATACGACATCATGTTCGAGCGATTCCTTCATAAGGATCGCAAGGGCATGCCGGATATTGACATGGATTTTGCGGACAACCGCAGGGCTGATGTCATTGAGTATGTGACCGAAAAATATGGCAAGACTAAAGTCGCTCATGTAGGAACATTTCTTACTTTGGGATCACGGGCTGCGGTAAAAGACATTGCCCGCGTCATGGAAGTTCCCTTTGATGTAAGCAATTCCTTTACTTCTCTATTTGTTGATACACCCGGAATTACTCTTGATGAAGTTTCTCTAGATCCAAAAATTATCCGGGCTATGAAAAATAATCCACAATTAAATGAAGTCTTTTCCTTGGCCAAAGAAATCGAAGGATTGACGAGAGGATTTGGAACCCATGCCGCAGGAATTCTCATTACTGCAACAGATCTTGATGAAGTGGTTCCAGTACAGTTGCCTCCTGAAAAATCCGGACGCAAAACTGGAACATTTGTCACTCAGTATGACAACAACAACTCCACCGGAATTATCGAAAGCCTTGGACTTTCGAAGTTCGATTTTCTTGGCCTCGCAAATCTCACAATTATCAAAGATGTATGCGAACTCATAAAACAGAGACACGATATAGATTTGTACGGAACCAGTGGGGAGAAATTGTATAGCGACATTCCCATTGAGTACAGCAATCCCCTTGCCCAGAGAACCTACGATCTTTTGGCGCGTGGGGACACCGCAGCCGTATTCCAATTGGAATCTGTAGGAATGCGTCGAGCATTGCGTCTTGTGCGCCCATCAAGGATTACCGATCTTCCTGCAATCGTGGCGCTGTATCGCCCCGGACCAATGGAACACATTCCGGACTTTGCAACTGCCAAGAACAATTCCCGATACATTTCGTATTTGCATGATGATTTGCGAGAAATACTTGAAGAAACATACGGCGTGGTGGTGTATCAGGATCAGGTCTTATTGATTGCCCGGAAGATTGCCGGGTTCTCTTGGGGAGAAGTAGATGTTCTCCGCAAAGGAATGGGCAAGAAACAAATCAGTGTGATTGAAGAACAGAAAGAAAAATTCATTTCTGGCAGCATGTCGCGTGGGTATGACATGGATGTGGCCTCAGATATCTGGGAGACCATTGCACCGTTTGCCGGATATGGATTCAATCGTGCGCATGCTTTCTGCTACGGATATATTTCTTATATCACTGCATACCTCAAGGCAAATTATTCTATTGAGTACATGACGACAGTAATGACCTACGAATCCAACAATAAGGAAAAGATTTCCGAATCAATTGCTGAATGCCGTCGCATGGGAATCCAAGTTATTCCTCCTATGGTGAATGTATCTTCAGATGTGTTTTCCATCGCAGAAATTGATGGCACAGAGGCCATTGCGTTTGGCCTGTCTGCCGTATCGGGCATGAGTTCAACAGCATGCAAGACTCTGGTATTTGCCAGAGTGTCTCAGGGAAAATTTGAATCTTTCCATGATTTTCTGTCAAAGATAAATCTTAGTGTCATTAATCAAAAAGGCGTTGCAAATCTCATCAAGGCAGGTTCCTTGGACGAGTTTGGCGAGAGGGCAAGCCTGATTGAATCGTTGCCAAAATTTATCGAGTCTGCACGCGAACGTTCGGCGCTTCGCTCCTCTGGGCAACTTGACATGTTTGGCGACGGTGACGTACAATCACTTGGGCTACTGGGTGCCGACCCGATGACCCGGTCCCAGCGTCTTGAGTATGAATACGAGGTGCTTGGCGTGTACCTATCAGAGCATCCGCTAGATGATGTGCGCCATATCATTGATTACTATGCAACACACAATTCCCAAAACCTCATGGAGGGCGCAGATCAATCCGCCATTGTAGGCGGAGTCATACGGAGCGTGCGAGATTTTCAAACCAAGAACGGCAAGATGATGTCTTTCTTGCTCATGGAAGATCAGCATGGCCAAATTGATATCGTCTTATTTTCAAATAAATATATTTCTGTCTGTGGGTCGAACCCCCAGCAACTCCTAGACAGGCGGGG